TATTTATCAAACTGTGAACTTGCAATAGCTATAACTGCGTTCGCACCTTGAACGTCATTAAATAAGGCTCTTATCGAAGCAACATTACCTTTAGTTTTATTTGTAACTTCTTGTAAAAAACCAACTAAACCTTTTGATTGTAAGGCTGCGGCATTAAATTCAATTCCAAGTCTATTGGCTTCGTCCCTTGCTATAGCAGTAGGTTTTGAAATATTGGTAATAGCAGAAGCAAGCCCAGTAATGGCTTGTTCGGTTGTTAATGATCTTGCATTTAAGAACGCAATTGTTCCACCAAGTTCTCCAAAACTAACACCAGACTGAGCTGCAACGTTAGTAACTCTCCCCATTGACTGAGATAACTCTTCAAACTTAACACCAGACAATTGAGTTACCGCAACCAAAGTATCTGTGACTTGTGCAGCAGTGACTCCTTGTGATGAATAAGCATTAAATGTTGAAGTTATTAATCTTGCTGCAGTGTTAATGTTAACAAGGCCAGAAAGAGCAGCGTTATTTGCATTTGTTAATATTTTAAAGGCAGTTGCAGTGTCTTCGACTCCATTTGAAACTACTTCAAAAAATCCTTTAGCTTGATCTGTTGCTGACGTTCCAAATCTTTCAGATAGTTTTGCTAAAGCAAGTGATTGATCGTTGGTTACTTTAGTTGTTTTCGGGAGAGTTGAATTAATTTCTGCTATAACCCTCGTGAATTGTCTGAAATCATCAACTGACTTACTAACTACTCCTGATATAACACCAAAAGCCTTTGAAACTGTATTTGCAGCTAAATTCCCTGCAAAAGCAGCAAAAGAAATATCAACTTTAGTGATCTGCTTTTTAGCTTCGTCCCCAAATTCTTCAAATTTTTTAGTTAAATTTGTTAATGCCCTTAACGCATTTTGCTCATCGAGCGAGAGTTCGACTGAGACTGTCCCTTCTGCCATTTTTTCGCCTCTTTTTCCAAGTCCTTTTGATGCTCAAATAAGAGATTATCAAAAAGAGAAAAAACATCAATCAACTTCGCAGGTTGATTTAATAGACCGCCCTCAAATGGTAACATTCCGTTTTTGAAAAAGCGAAACATATCAATTAACCTAAAAACCCCAGAATTGCTCCAATTGGAAGGGCATTTGTAGTAATTTATACCCTCATAAGAGATAATTGGCTTTTGTCTTTTTGTAAAACAACTCTTCCTTAAATCTCTGGCTGATTCTGAATATTTTTTAATGCATTTTTGACAATTGTACTCAGGGGAATAAATAGCCCAAAACGAACTTATTAACGACACATACTCCTTGGCAGTAATTGAATTGAGGTTTTGAATCTCAAAAATCAAATATTGAAGTAGTGTCTTTAATTCTTTGGGTTTACTTCGACCTCAACGCCTTCAACTGATAAGTTTTTATTAGCACACGAGTATATTGGAACAAGTAAATTTGCTGATTGAAATGCACTTAAAAGGTCGTCTGCACATTCATCTGTTAAAACTTCGCTTTCAAAATCTAGTTTAAAATCAGAGTCGTCAAAATGTTTTAACCCTAAAACCTCTACGACTGAAAACTTAATAGCAAGTAATGCCTGTTCTGAGAAATCAGGAATTTCATTCCCTTTGTCCATAATTGTTTTAGAAGCAAGTTGAATTTTTTGAGCATTAGACAATGGCCTAATAGTAACTTTTATTTCACCTTCTTCTGTTTTGCTAGTAAGTCTGATTCGATCTTTTAAAGATAACACTTTCATTTATTTCCCCTTGTTTGTCCGATAATTAATCTTAGTGAATGAATCACAAAAAATAAAGCCCCACCGAAGTGAGGCCCTAATCGGAGGAATCATCAAGGGAATTAGATGAACCCGAGAAAGATAGAATCTTCCCCATCTTTTCTGTATGCCTTAAAAGAAATTGCGTTTGTCATGATGCCGTCCTCGTCCCCATTTGGCATGGTTGTGATTTTCGCTTGAGGGATCCAAAACGCAACAATCTGTTTAAACTCACCAGTCGTGGCGGTCGGATTATAAGCATAACCAAAAACCGAGATGTCATCGTTATTGTTAAACGCATTAAATCTATTTACGTTGTCATCGTCCATATATGGAGCAATTTCGCCAGTGACCATGAACTGAGTGAACCTAGAGGCGAGCTTTCCAGATGGTGAACAAGCTGAAAGAATTTCTGCCTTAGTATTCTCAAGGTTTAGAGTCAAAGAATTATAGGCAACCTTAACACCATTAATCCAAACACAGGCTCCTAGAATAACAGGTGGAAGTGCTTCACCTGAAAAGTCAGGCGTTAATAATGTAGGGAGAGTTTCTGCCTCTTGATCTAGGTCAAGAGCTTCAACTGAGAAGTTCCAGCTAGGAACCGCACCACCTTCCCATGACTCAAGAGATGCAGTGATTGATCGGCAACCAGAAACAGTTTCCTTAATCGCACCACCCATGTAATGAGTGACCGAGAACGTAGGGGCGTTATCAGAATGATGATAAACCGTTACCTTCCCAATCTCAACATTGTCTGCAGGGGCAGAAGTTAAGGCGACCGCAAGAGTAATTGAAGCAGAGCCAAGAGTGTCATCAATTGCACTAACTGGGCGAACCTCATAAGCACCTGCCTCTTTAACTAAAACAATATCACCTTTAGTAAATTTTGAAATGTCAGCGTCTTCAATTTGAAGAACAGTTGCTGTGTTCCCAGTCTTTGTCGTTGTGACGCTTGTAATTTGTCTTTGACCACCTAAGAGAGATAAATAAAGCTCATGTTCTCTTGGCTCATCTCCCTCTAGTTTACCTGCCTTAAATTCCACTGGAACTGTACCTGTAACTTGTTTAAGACCAAGTCTTGATGCTTCAACTTCTATCGTTGCAGAGAGTAAATTTCTTTCAATTTCATCTCTTGAATATTCAAAACCAATTCCCTCTTCGAGAACTTCCACTGCATCAGAAGCAACGGGAGCAACGTATGTTCCTTCTGTAACCTCTTGTTTTAAAAATACTGATGATTTCCCTTTAACTACAAATCCCATTTTTCACTCCGTTCTATATTTGATGGTGAATGTTGATTCTATCTTAACATTTTTATTTTCATTATCAATCACTGGGGCATCTAAAGAAAACCCCGAAACAACCTGAACTCTTGCGATCCCGAAGTTGTCTCTCATGATTGCCTTGTAAATTGTTTCATGTGCTTCATATATTGAATAGATTTTTTCGTCTGTGTCTAGATCAGTGTCTCTCTTGTTTCTAAATGAGTCGCCAATCTCAAGAATAAACTCTTGCTCGACCGTAATTGTTCTACAAGTTCCAGACACAAAACTTGCAGATGATGGTTTAATTGCGAAGAACTTTTTACTCTTTGAGTCAGAATTTAAAGATGAATCCCAAACATATTGGCTTTTTTCAAACGTCGGGAGTAACGTTTGCACGTAGGATTCAATGGCATTTTTTATTTCTTCAACTAAACTCATAGTCTTTGAACCGTAATATATTGAATTTTCTGTGCTTCACTTGAGGATATTTTCCCGTCGTCATTTTCATCAATTGATAAAAAATCAGATTCAATTGACTCTGAATAAAGGCGGTCAAAATCTTTTGCCTTTTGATACCACTTGTCTTCAACCTGATCTGATTCGTTAAAGAAAATCATGGAGAGTGCTTTGTATTTTGATGCCTGCCTGACCTCTTCGAAGTTGTGCAGGTCAAATTGATCTAATAATTTATAGGCATTTCTTGCCTTGATTGTTTTCCCCTTATTTCTAAGGTAAGTCAGAATGTAATTTCTTGCAGATTGATGATAACCAACGAAAGAACTCTTGCCCTCTGGCAGGTATTCCATGATGTCTGGATATGATTCTAGTAAATCATTATCATCTGAGAACACTAAATTAAGTGCTTTAAGATTAAAGTCTGTGATGTCATTGGTTGTTATCTTGATTCTATACCAAAACAAAACCATTGCATTTAAAATGTGTTGTTCTTGGTCATCTATATTTCTTTCCCATGTAATGAACCCAGACTTTTTTAGACCAAATGTCCTATCCACTACATCTATTGCCGACCAACTTGAGCCGTTCCAATACTCAACCGAGATTTCATTCTCTATTAAATGAGGTGCGAGTTCAAAATACAACTGGCCAATTGGCTTATAGTAACCCACATAAACTGCATCAGTGGTTAAAAGGTCTTCTGTGAAACCAGTCGATAAAAAGTTTGAAAGAATAAGTGAGTGGTTTGTTGCGTTCTTAAAAATTGTTAGCATAAACCCCTTTTAATTAAGTGCCTCGACAATCATGTTTAATTCTGTGACGAGTAAGTTGTTGGCATTGGTTGCATTCGCTATCCAAACTTCAAGAAAATCATTTGCTGTTAATTCCACAATCGCCTGACACGGAAAGTTTTCATTTCTTCCCGTTGCAGAGGTGGTCGCCTGAGCTTCCGATTCAGCAATAGTTACTCCGTTCTTGGCAATTCTTACAAGAATAGTGGTGCTGGTAGTTGTAATCGCCTGGGCAGAAACAAGAAGCAGTTGCCCTGAATGATCTACTTATTGCACCTGTATACGTTAGCCTATTGCTTGTATGAGTAAATTTTTGATTGATTAGAGATGCTGTGGTTGTTCCTACGATCTTTTCGAATACGTTAGTAGCTGTAATTCCATTCTGTGTTGTATTGTTTACATAATACATCTGAGCAATGGATGCAGAGTTTTCGATACCTTTACAATCTTTAAATAACGCTTTGTTGTCATGGTGCTGTACTCCAGCTACATAGGTAGCCCCACCGGAGAAATTACACGAATCTAGAATATACCCCTCTACAGGGATTACCGCCAAAACATCTGCATTGATAGCAGTTGCCCCACCGAAAGAAACAAATGAACTAAAGGTAGCTCGTATTCTTCTTGTAACCGTCAGTGTACTTGGAAATTTTAGGGTTGTTTGCCCAGCTATTCCAGAGAATAAACATTGGGTAAATCCAATGGTTCCAATGGTTCCAGAAAAGCTCATGTTAGCAGACGATAATAATGCACAGTCTGTCATGATAAAGTTGGAATAGTTTGAAATAGTTCCCACCGTAGCACAATTGGTAAAGTTAATACCAAACCAGTCTAGAGCCGTTGTAGCCGATCCGGTTCCATTTAGATCAAGAGCTGTGCCATGGGTGATTGATAAGTTCCTCATTGGAAGTGACCAATTCGATGTTATCAATGCCGTACTTGCACTTAATCCAGTTGAGATTAAAAAACAATTTTCTGATGAACCACCAATGATCGTCGTATTCTGCCCCCCAACAAGTCGATCACCAGTTAAGTCAATTGTCTTTGTGATAAAGTATGTAACATTATCTGCAAGGGTGATGACTCCATTTACCGCAGTTGGTAGGTCATTCTTATTGTTTACAAATTTTAGTTCTGGGTCAGGTAACTTTAAAAGAATATCATTGA